GAAATAACTGTCAAATGCAGAGTTATCACCCCAGCAATGAGCGACAGACGTACCCAATTAACCAATGAGGTTGTTATTACTGATATGCTGACATTTCAGACACGCAAAATCTATGCAAGTCATTTCCATAAATACAGTGGAATTAAACACAGATTGAGGTATTATAATCCAAATAATGGTCAATGTAGATATTATCAGATAGTTGATATTGATGATGAAACTGATGATTTATTCATAATGGCACAATTAATTCAAGCACAATGAGAAGTAATGAAATAGGTAAATATTTATTCAACATTTTATCAAATGATGTAAATGTTAGTGCAAAAGTTGGTGATAAAATATTTCCAATCATTGCCGAGTATGGGGTAAAGACATTACCATTTATTGTATATCAAAGAAATACTTCAAATTCATCTTATACAAAAGATGGATTAACAATTGAAAATACAACATTAGAAATTGTTTGTGTTGATGATGATTATGATAATGGAAATGATTTGGCGTTAATGGTTCGGGATGTATTAGATAATCATTCGACAACCAATATTAGATTTAGATTAAATTCAACATCTGAAAGTTGGGTAGAAGAAGGTAGATTTGTTCAAACATTAATGTATGATATAGATGTCAAACTTTGAAACTAAAATAACAGGTGATAAGGAACTACTGGCAGCGTTGAACAGACTTTCAACAAAGGGAATGAAAGATGTTATCAGGACTACATTACAGCGTGTTGGAGGCACATTACAGACAGAAGCAAAGAGAAACCTAAGACAAGTAACATCCAGATATAATACACGTTCAAAGGCAGCAAAAGGCAGTACAAGAGGGCCCCTTCAAAGTGGAATAACAAATAAAGTTTGGAAAAATAATGAGGGTGTTACAGTAACGATAATGAAAGATTACAGGTTGAAATGGTTTGAAATGGGAACAACAAACAGACAAACATCAGGCAGAGTTGGAACAAGATACAGAAAACCAAAATCAACTGGTCAAATGAAAACATCTAATTTCTTCAAACGTGCAATCAGCAGCAAACAACAATCAGTAAAAGATGACATAAACAATACATTAAGTAAAGAGATAAGTAAAAGATATATAAATAAATAACACAATAAAAAATAAACGAAAATGGCAATATTAAGTGGAACTGACATAATGGTGTTCATGAAAAAAGGGGCATCAGCAACATTAACATCAATTGGATATGCAACCAATCATACATTAACAATTGGCAGTAATTCAAGTGAGGTGTCGACAAAAGATGATGCACAGGGGATTTGGCAGTCAGCAGTTGTTCAAAAATTAAATTGGAGTGCAACAACTGAAAACATGTATTCAATTGATCAGGCAGGAAATGGATTTGATGATTTATTTGATGCAATGATTAGCAGAGAACCAGTAGACATTAAATTTGGTTTGGAAACAACAGCAGCAGCAGGAAATAAAGGCAGTGTACCAACAACAGGTTGGACTGGTGCAAGTACTCCAATGTTCACAGGTAAAGCGTATGTAACTGATTTGTCTTGGAACAATCCTAATGGTGACAATTCAAGTTTTACAGCAACCTTTACTGGCACAGGCGCATTAGTAAGAGCGTAATAAATAATTAAAATAACTATTAAAAGGGTGGTATTATGAAAGTATTGCCACCCTTTTTTAAAATAATATAATAATAAACAACACACACATGGCAAAGAAACAACACAATTTATCCAAATTAAATTTAGATAAAATTAAATTTTCAATTCGTTCAATTTTCATTTTTGAACAATTGATGGATAAAACATTTGAATTGAAAACAACCACAGATTTTTACATGTATTATTATTCATGTTTAATTGCTGGTAAAGAATATACCAAAACCTTTGATGAATTTATACAGGATATGGATGATAACCCTGATGCACTACATTGGTTTTTAGATGAATTTGGAAAGAAAAACACATTTGATAATCAGTTTAATAAATCATCTGAAAATGATGATAATTCCATAAAAAAAAACTTAGAGTAAAAGATGTTATATCATTTGTTGATGATATTGAATATTTTTTTGATAGAGCAGAAAATTATGAATTGGATATAATGTATGAAAAGTATAATAATCAATACAAAACAAGTTGGGAACAAACCAGAACAATTGCCTATATAGTGGCACAGGTTCAGAATAGAAAGAAACTTAATCCAAGTGATATACTTTCATTTGACTGGGATAAAAAGGAAACTAAACAATCAACAGATGATATTAAAGTAAGAATGATGCAATTTCAACAAATGATTGAAAATAAAAAAGATATTGATGGTGAGGTGGTAACATTGGATAATTTTACAGGTAGAAAGAAAGATGATACAGAGTTATCACAGTCAGAAAAACGAATGAGACAAAACGAATTACTAAAAAAATATAGAAAATAATGGCAAGTGCAACAAATGATTTAATTACCAGATTCATCGTTCAAACCAAAGAATTTGATGGAAATTTGCAGCGTTCCCAAAAGGAAATAAAAAACTTTCAAAAGGAAATATCAGCACAGGTTGATAATGTTTCCAAAGGTTTTTCATCTGCCATTGGTGTGGTTGGAAAGTTGGCGCCGGCAATTGGAATTGCAGCAGGTGGTGTTGAAACATTTAAAAAAATAATTGGTTCAACACAATCAACACAGGATGCTTTTAATAAAATTGTTGATCAGGGAAAGGTTGCAGTTGATGTATTTTTTGAAAGTGTTGCCAGAGGTGATTTTTCCAATTTTAAAAAGAATATGCAGGATGCAATAAAGGCAGCAGGTGAATTTGCTGATGCCTTAGATAGACTGCAAACAAGACAAATACATTCAACAGCAGAACTGGGTGAAATAGCCACAGAAGAAGCAAAAATCAGGTCACAGATAGCAGAAGGAAGATTAGAATTAAGACGTGCCGAGTTACAAGGTGACAGGGATGCAATAGCAACCCAAAAACAATATTTACAGGATTTAGAAGGACAATTAACAGCATCTAATGATAGACGTATCCAAGTAAAGGATGACTTATATAGAAAGTCAAGTGAAGCATTTCAAGCATCATTGAAAAAAGAATTTAGGGATATGGAAATCAATGAAAGACAGGTCTTAGACTTACTTAGAGTTTCAGGACAAGACCAGTTGGCAGAACAATCAAAAATTTATGCAGAAAAATTGAGATTATCTAAATTACCTAAATATTCAACATCAGTTGCAGTTGGTATTGCTGGTGCAATGATGACAACCACTGTTACAGAAGACCAAAGAAAGGAAAGACTGGATGCAGAAGCATGGTTAAAAACAGAGGAAGGACTGACATATAAAATTGCTTACATTGCAGCAGAACATAAAACAGATTTAGAAGATAGTTTGAATTTCTATAACCAGGCAAATGCAATACAGGCAGAAATATATGCCAATACTGAAAATACAGCAAAAGCAGAATTAAAGTTACTTAATGCTAATAAAGAAACAGTTCCAACAGTTAAAACACATGTTGAAAAAACAAAAGAATTATATCAATCTTATGATAATCTTGTTGCCAAAGCAGAAGAATTTAGAAGTAAATTATCAGAGGCACAACATTCTGGGGATTTAGCAGGTTCGCAGTATTATAGGAATCAACTTGGAAATGTTAATAAAGAAATTAGACAATTAGATAGAATAAGAGAATTAGAAAACCCACAACGTATTCAACCAGTAGGTTTATCAGTTCAACCAAAAAAACCTGATATATCACAAATTATTGAAGAAGCAAAAGCACGTGCAGCAGCAAACACAGAAGAAGCACGATCAAATTATGAATTAGCAAAAAGTCATGAAGTTTCAGCACAGAGTTGGGGAATGTTAGCATCAGCAATTGGTGGTATATCTGATAATCCTGGATTACGTGCATTGGCAACATCTTTGATGATATTATCAGCAGTACAGGCAGTTTCCCAAAGTAAAACAAAAACATGGGTAGAGTATGCAATAGCAGCAGCAACAGTTGCAGCATCATTAATTAGTTTTTTCAGTTCAGTAAATAATAAAAAATTTGCAGGTGGTGGTGTTGTTGGTGATCAAAATTTAGTTAGAATGAATCAGGGTGAAATGATTTTAAATCAGGCACAACAAACAAGATTATTCAATCAAATAAGTAGGGATGAACAATCTACAAATCAAACATCTAATGTTCAATTTACTATCAGAGGTCAGGAACTTGTTGGAGTTCTTGATAATCACAATTCAAAATTCAATTCAAGTAAAAATGGTAACTATTAATACATATTCAAATTTTGGAAATAAACCAATAACCATTACAATAGATGGTACAACCCCTAATGAT